AGCTGTCTTAGACATCTTCTATCTCAGAAGAGAATCGCACTGAGCCTTTCTTCTTCTTCACCGGTTTGGGTGAGGAAGGTGGAGAAGGGTCGGTAGCGAAAGAAACACCTTTCTTCTTCTTCTTCTTTTCTGCGGGTTTAGACCCGAACACGTGAGGCAGATCGGCCTGTAACGACTCAAGGGCAAGTTGCCGAGTCTGGGCCATCGTGGGATCTTCCGTGTTGACTGAGGGAGGAATTGAAGTGACGACTTCTGGTCCTTTGTCGTCCTCCGACGTCCGTTGAGAAGAGGATAACGCTACTAGGGCGGGTATATCGCCGAACGAAACGACACGTTTTTTTCGTGAGCCGGGTGGTCTCCTTGGTAACTTTTCGGAGTTTGAGAGCATAGACTCGATGCGCATTACAGCACGAGCCGTTCTTGCTGCTTCTTCGAAGGGAGCTGCCCAGCGACGATTGGAACGCACAGGTTCAAGTGGAGGTAACCTTGTTAGAAGGACTAAGTCCTCAGCAGGGGTGTCGGGGGGTACATTCCAACCCTCCTCCCTTGCTCTTGTCACGGCCTCCAATTCTTCGAACCGATCCAGATCCGTTTTTCTTTCACCCATTGGTGGTGCTTCGGGAATAGGATCCGGTAGTGCAAGTTTCACAGTCGTCTTTCGATCTGTTTCGTCGTCGTCGATATATTTGTCCCAACTGGCCAATAGTGCCAATTTGCGTTTCTGTTGAGGTGTTATCTCCTGACCGGAAGAAGGAGTGGAAATTATGGGGGGCAAATCTTGCGTCTTACGCAATATGCTATCTCCCGTCCCCTTCTTCGCTTCCATTTCATTACCCAGGTCGGCAGTATCTTTTATTAAGGTATCTTGGAGTTCGAGAAATTCTACTCGCGATTCCTTTTCCAGGATACTAGTAAACTGCGACTTGCTGTGATCGATGTTATGAAGCACGGTCGTCTCTTGCAGTGGTATGCCTTTCGGTCGATATTTTTCTATTAGTTCATTAGCTTCTGATCCTCGTACTCGGGTTAATAACCGGGGCCGAACGTACTCATACGCTTTTTGTAGCGACATGGGCGATCGGTGAGTCTTTGAGTTGGTCAAAGCTAACGATAAGGCATAGTCCGCAAGTGAACGGGAAATTTGATGGAGTGGTGTTTTCCAAAACTCGTCCACGTTCGTGGTTACATCAAATCGTGCTTGTACGAGTGCAAGTGCGATGACTTGTTTCTTCACGTCGTCGAGAGCGGGTGCGTCGTTGCGCTGTGCAGTGGGGAGGCTCACTAGTTGGTCATTCGCGGATAATAATCGTTGATTAACCTCGATAGAATGACGACTAGCTCTCCAAATATTTGCAATTTCGTTTCGGTGTTCTTCGAATTTATTTATTTCGAACGATGCGATGCGCGCGGCAGCATGTCGGAAATTAACACCGGGGTTCCTTAAAGGTAGGGCGCCCCCTCCGCAGAGGTCTTTGGGCCAATGGACTCGAAGCTTACTCTTTTTCATTCGCATTAGGGTTCTCCCATGCCAATCATAAAAGAGTGTAGTCAATCGATATTTACGCCACGGCTTTGTCGCTTGAAGATATGTTTGCGACATAGCGTCACATAAAGTGCGTTCTTTAGCTTCCTCTTCATCTCGAGGACGGCCATTGATATCGCACGATTTGGCAAGACTGACAATTGAGAGATATATTCTCTGTTGGTTTTGTACCCATCTTGTTGGCGTATAGTTATCATCGAGTTCAGACATCTGCGAAGCGTCACTCCATCTACGGGATTTGATGAAGTTGGTCTCTCTGAGTTGCACGTATTGTTCGGCGAAGATTCCTCCAGTTTTCGAGATGATCGTTTTTCGGAGATTGAGCCGCAATCGCAACTTACTTAGGTTACGTTTGTATTGTTTACATTGACGTAGAGACCACAAACCAAGCAGGTCATCACCCATGATGACGTAGTTAGTTTTCCCACTCTTGGGTTGAAGATATTCCGCACAGAAGGCGTTGATTAAGGAAAGGATCGGCCATGTGATACCGAGACCCATAAGAAGTCCTCTGGCAGTGACGAAAGTGTTGTCACCGTCTGTCAGGGAAAAGGGGCCTGACGCTTCTTTTAGAAGGCGTCGGGTTGCCTGAGTATATCCGAGGGTATCACAAATGGCGTCGATCACGGTCTGAGCGACCTCAAACGGAATATAGTCGCTGGCTTTGGATAGGTCAGCGGACATCAGTCGAATGTGACCCGGAGCGGTCAACATTTGTTGTCGTTTAAATATCGACTGTACCGTTTTTCCTTCGAGGGGCGCCCTGATCTCGATTTTGGATTTGGCGATTCGAATGAGAGTGTGATTGATAGAGCGAAGATACGTTACTAGAGCTGCATTGTGCATTGTTGCTGTCCGGATTTTATTTCCGGCCTCTGGTAGTCGTAGTACCGTTCCGACGGGGCATATAGTGCCCTTATCAGTCATCCATGCGTTCCGGCAGTTGGCGAGGTCTTGTTTGACTACTTCTGCCCACCGCACATCCCACGAACTAGGATGCTCTCCGAATCCTAAATGCCTATTAGCGACGAGTTCTTTATAATAATCGTAAGAACCGCCTTTGGCTTTTGATCGTTCGAGACAGGCTGTCCCAATTGTCGACGCTTTCATTTCGGGATCATGGATGGACGGATCATATCTGGCGGCCGCTCGTGTTGTGTTTGATATAAAAGAATACAGCGCCTTAAGCACCTTTGGTGCAACTGGTTTAGGGGCTGTGGTCATACGGGATTCGTAAGACGCTATATCCTTAGCGGTCTCTCGACGCATTCCTTTTGGAATGGCTCGTCCTAATCCCACCAACACTAGAGCGGCATCTTTTGAAAGAGCAGATGCCATCGATCCTCGAAAGAATTTCTTCAATTCAGGAGTGTGTCCATTAGCTACGGTTTTCACCTCTGCGAAGATGCAGGCAGCTTGAAAAGCCCACTCTTCGTAGGTATTGCAAAGTCCGGGTGAACCACTGCGAGAAGCCAGCTTTACTAAGTAAAGAATCATTCGCCATTGAGCATCACTGGCTGACTTCTCTCCCACATTGGCAAATCGGATATGATTTTTGGATCTAATTAGGCGGAAATCTCGTTTACGAATGGCGAGAAAATAGCTGCCTAAGAATAAATCGAGTAAAATTCGTATCCGTTTTTGCTCGTTCACATTAAATATAGCAGAAATGTGGCGCAATGCAGCCACAAATTGCTTTCTGGGTATTAGTCTCTCCCAGATCGGGGATTTCCGCGATCGGTGAGCCACAGACACCTCCCAACCTAATATAAATTCAGTTTTGGGGGCCGTCTTAGACGGTTGAGTTAGTGTCGTGATACCTAGGGCACGCATAAGGGCGGAGCAGGTCCGAGGAAGAACAATCGCTTTATGACGATGGTTATTATAGCTTTGCGATTTGTCCTTCCAAATTCTCCCGTTCCAAGGAACGTGGGAGTTAGGGCTCTGCGGGTTCCGCGCACGAATGGG